CTAACTTGTCGTCAGGTTATGGGTGCATTCCACTTCGGGCGTATCCAGCGTGATTTTGACCGAGGCGGTGCAGGTAATATTGGGCGCAGTCACGGTGACGCTTTCACTGGCATTGACCTCGGCGGTTTTAATGCCAGCGACCCGCAGTTCGCCGGTTTCCGATTCATAGTGAAGGGTTGGGACATCGGGGAACAACAGGTAAATCCCATCCGCCGAGGCCGACGGCAGCGGGAACTCATCAGAGAAAATGCCCGGCAGCACAAAAGCGGTATCCAGCTCACCGCCGAGCGAGAAAATTAATACTTGTTCGCGAACCGAAGGCGCCCACCACGAACGGGATTGACCGGCGCGAGCCGTCAGCCAGTTTAACCAGCCGGTGACGTTATCCCCGGTGGCGACGCGGCAAAAGGCTTTTTCTAAATCCACCTTATGCCCCGTACCAATACGAATTAGGTTGCGCAGCAGGCGCAGGGTTTCGGAGTGTTGGGTTTGTGTTGTCAGAGCGACAAGAATGCCGCTCAGCAGATTGAACGGCAATATAACGCTGCTCAAAGGGTAAAGACTGCGCCAGCGTGGAATGGATGCTGCCACCATCGATAAACATTTTCAGGCTGTCCCGGGAGGGGTGTAACAGCGGCAGGCTGTCAGTCAGCGCGGCGCGGAGTAATTGGGGGGCTTTAACATGATGCTGTTCCTGACAGTGTTTAATCGCTTCCACTTGCAGCCCACAGGACACCAGTACGTTTTCCCGTTGGAGAATGTCGCCGCTTAAATCCCCGTTAACCGCTGGAGTGCTGACCGTCGGGCGGCCAGCGTAGATAATCGCCGGGACTGGCGAACGCGGGGTGGTGGTGCAACCGGATAACATCAGCAGGCAAAGCAGCCAGTGGAGGCGTTCACCTTTGGCGAACCCTCCGCTGTGCTCGATAAGCGGGAAATACTGGGTTACGTCGAATGCACCGTATGGCCCGCCTATCAGCTTTGACGGGCTAGCGCGCAGCTTCCGGGCCGCGGTGCATCACAGCTCGCCGATGTATGTGAAACACAATATTCTGGCAAGTACCTTTATTCCACATTCAATGCTCAGTCAGCAGGCGTTTAGCCGCTATGCGCTGGATTATCTGGTATTCGGCATGCGTTTTTAGAGGTGTACCGTAACCAACTGGGCGCATCACTGCGCCCCGACCTCCAGCCCGGGCAAGTACACCCGCCGTGGATTAGAAAAAGATTGCTATTGGTTTGTGCAGAACTGAAAAAAGAAGGGCTAACACTAAAAGCGGCTGCGCTTAGGCTAGGTTATCTAACAAGTGAGCAATTTGATGAGTGGATCCGAGTCCGACCGGAAGAGATGGTCGGAATTATGAAATAATTATTGCGTCATCTGTGGTCTTAATGCCGGATTAGCTTCCGGAATTTTTCCGCCTGTTAAAATTTTTCGGAATAAGTTTCGGGGTACTTTGGCAATATTCCCTGTAGGGTTTCCCGAGTTCTTGCTGTAATCCTTTCTCTTCGAAATAAATACCAATCAGAATGTAAACTGTCATACCTGATGCAAAGAGTAAACGGCTGCTGGTCATATTGGGCGTAGCCCAAAAGGCGAGTAATAATCCTGACATCATTGGATGACGACATAAAGAATAAAAGAAATTAAGCTTGAAGGGGAGTTGAGTATAAGACTTTCGTTGCCATTGCATCCATGATTGGCGTAAGCCGAAAAGATCTGTATGGCTGATTAAGAAGGTTGAAATTACAGTTAATAGCCATCCTAGGCTCTCCAAAATAAGCAGTAATAGTGCGAGCGGTGAACTATCATCTAACATCCATATTTTCCCTGGCAATGGTTGCCAACAAAAAGAGATCAAAATTAATAGAATACCAGAAGATAGAACGTAGGTTGAACGCTCTACGGCTGGGGAAATATTGGCTCTGGTTTTGTATGTTTTATGAGCCATAAAAGAGTGCTGAACCGAAAATAACAGTAATAGCCCAATATTGATGCTGATGTGCTGAAGAGTAAAATGTTCGCTGGGTACAGCCATGGCTGTAAACTTCCAGCCAAACAATAAGCTGATAATAAAAACGAAACTTAACATCCCGATGATGTAACAACTTATTCCGTATACTAATATGATGAATCTTTTCATAGTGCCTCACGATTCAATAATTACCAGTAAGACAGTATAGAGGCTATTTTTCGACAACTACTTTAGTAGCTCTATAATAATAAGCACGGTGTGTATTTTTGATGACACTAGAGAAAATCAAGATTTATCTGCCTCAATATATATTTGATTTGCGACTTTTCCCAAACGCGATGAAACCAGTGTTGCCTGATTTTTTTTCGCTCATCCATCCAGCTTCATTTAGTAATAACTCCAGTGAGTTCATAGCCGCAGGCGAGCGTTCATATCTGATTAATTCCGTTTGCTGCTTATATTTTTGATTGATAACTCCTGTTTTTAGGCAATACGAAACCCAGCGAGTAAAACGCCATATATTATCACTTTGGTTAATTAATAATATTCAGTGTGCAGTCATCATTACTGACAAATGGCGGCAACGAACGAGTAAACTCAATTAAGTCATTCAACGCTTCAACGATAGATTCTCTCTCTGCCTGGCTTAATTCTGAAAACTGCATATTCACATGGCAATTTTTTAACCCAGCATGAAAACAGATTGTTTTACGCAAATGCACAGGCGCTTTATCAAAAGCTTCTTGAGTAACATTTTTTCTATGGCGTAAATACTTCTCTTTAAATTCAGTAATTCGGGCAATGCCCGTCATTCTTAATTTTTCAGCTTCTGTTAATTGCAGCATATTCCCCAATCAATACCCGAATAGACGGCGTAATCTTGGTGTCTTCTTTGCAGAGGACAATTCTTGTAAAAGCGCCTTTTGATTACTTTCCGGCTTCCAGCGCTGGCCGTTCTTCAACTCCAGCATACCGTGGCCGAAATGGCGCAGGCTTACTGGGCTTTGCTGTTTTAACAATGGGGCAATAGAAATAATCATAAAGACACCTCAACTCAATCCGGCGATAGCACTCAATCCGCTAATAACATCAACGGTTGAAGCGAGCGCGGGGGGGAGTGAATGCGTGACTGTACTGTCAGGCCGATAAGAGATTGATGGCGAATCGCAGTATTGACCGTATCCAGCAGTGACGATTTACGGGAAGCAGTCTTATGATCGCCTTGAACAGCAGCGGCGGCAATCAAGCCAACTGCAGCGGTAGCATGTAGCGCATAAGTTGGGATGTTGCCGCGTTTGCTGCCAGCTCGACTAAGTTGTGCTTTAAAGCAAACTGGCGGCAAGCGTTATCAAAGTGCGGATGTTTGGACACTGAAAAATCAAACATGGCTTACTTCCTCACATATGCCGACAATTAGTTGGCAAATTTGAATATCGAACATTATTGGTTTGCCGCTTCTTTAGTGAGAGCGATCATATTTACGAGCACCTTTTCCATTTTGCGAACTTTCTGGCGGATAGGTAGACGGCCGTCTTTCACCATGCCACCGCAGGTTTTATAAGGGATTCCGCTCAATTTTGAGAACTCGGGCAGGGATAAATAAGGCGAGGTTACTTTGATTGCAAGGTTTTGATTCATAGGCATCCTGTTTGATGGTGGTTAATATAGGTGTTGGTGGGTATTTGCCATCAATTCACGAATTAAACTATGCATATGCGAGTATCTAAGGTTTTTTTGCGAGCGTGCATGATAAAAAACTAAGTGGCGAGATTTCAGCAGTAGAAAGAATGATGCAAGCCTATGGTTTTAAAGTACAAAGAGAATTAGCGGCTTATCTGGGGGCCGGAACGGGAACAATCAGCACTTGGATCAAACGTGATTATTTTCCAGGCAAAGAGATTGTGCTCTGTGCTTTAGAAACCGGTGTTTCGTTGCACTGGCTTACAACTGGTGAGGGTGAACCTCGGGAACCGGTTAAATCTACCGCATGTGAAACTGTAAAATCTATTGCTCATAAAAACCTTGAAGATGGTTTACTAATAGATGTATCCCCAATATTGCTAGATTTAGCGTTGTTGCCTGTACAGATTGTTGAGCCTGAACTAGTATCCTTCCCGAATGAGAAAAGCTATTTTCTTATCGAACGCTAATTTAAAAATGTTGCTGACGGTCTTTGGTTGATTGAAAAGGCTGGTGTGACCTCTATTAGTGATATTACTCGTTTACCGGGTGAGATATGGCGTATCAATGAAGTTGATTGGCTTATTTCGGAAGTGAGTATTCTAGCCAAAGTTGTTGGCGAAATTACGGATCATTGACTGCTGGAATTAATATTGTTCGCGGAATAATGGAGTGGTAATTAAATGAAACTATTAGTTAATACAATAATTGGTATTGTATTTTTATCTCTGCCTACGATTTCTATTGCAAAAAACTACCCCTGTTCCGGTAAAAAAGGCGGGGTATCCCATTGTGAAAATGGGAAATTTGTCTGTAAAGATGGCTCTATCAGTAAATCAAAGAAAATCTGTAAGCGTTAGTTTTTAATCAGATGTTTGTTGTGCTACATATCAAACATTGACTACTGTTTTTATATACAGTAAATAGGCCCAAGGGATTATTCTTGAGGGCTTATTTATGGCAGTGCGAAAGTTACCCAACGGGAAGTGGGTCTGTGATTTTTACTCAGATGGCCGTGACAGTAAGCGGGTTAGGAAAACCTTTGTTACTCGCGGCGAGGCGTTGCGCTTTGAGCGTGAGCAATTAGCGCAACGTGGTGATCTGGATATTGACTACACACCGGCAGAGACTGCCGCGCAGAGGTTAAAAACATTGGTCGGTCAGTGGTATGAACTCCACGGGCGCTCTTTGAGTGACGGCGAAGCAAGATTAAATAAACTCAATATCCTGTGTGATAATTTGGGAGATCCTGCTGTTGCTGATTTTGACCGGGAAGTGTTCGCCAAATACCGCAAGCAGCGCTTAGCCGGTGAATTTAGCCCTAAACCAAAGCACGGAATTGTGAAGCCGCCAAAAGAGGCAACGGTAAACCGCGAACATGCCTACCTACGAGCGGTATTTAATGAGTTAAAAAGGCTAGGGCATTGGAATCATGCGAATCCATTGGATGGCGTTAGGCTATTTCGTGAAAGCGAAAACGAGTTAACTTTCCTTTATGAAGACGATATTAAGCGTCTGCTGCATGAGTGTGACAATTCTAGTAATAAAGATCTCGGTATCATTGTTCGTATCTGTCTGGCTACTGGTGCGCGTTGGAGTGAAGCGGAGCAACTAAGACAAGCTCAGGTGATGCCAAATAAAATTACTTATATCAACACCAAGAGTAAAAAGAACCGTACAGTCCCTATTTCTGCGGAACTGCATAAACTGATTCCCAAGATGAAAGGGCGCTTATTCGCTAATGCCTACGATGCATTTGGTCAAGCTATCGACCGGGCTAAACTGGTGCTACCTACCGGCCAGTTAACCCACGTTCTACGCCATACATTCGCCAGTCATTTTATGATGAACGGCGGCAATATATTGGTACTGCAACAAATCCTCGGGCACTCCACTATCCAAATGACCATGCGCTACAGCCACTTTGCACCGGATCATTTAGAGGCGGCAGTGAGTTTGAATCCATATGATCGTATTTTAAAAAATTAATAATGTGAGAATGTAATGATGAATAAATTAGTTGGCGATTTTTGTAATAACTGCGTCCAAAGAGAGAATCATTATGTCGTTAGAATATCTAGTCCTCGTAGGTAATGCTGACTGTGTTCTCTAGCAAGATACGATAAATCTGACAGTCAGCTAAGAGCGAACATTGCCTTAGCTGGGGGAAGCCCTAAAATTGAGTGACACAATTTGCAGGAATACTTATAGCATCCCTAATCTGTAGCGTAGGCAAAACTGTACCGGTCTTAGTCCTTCTTATACCGCTGGTCTTTACATAAATCACCATGCCGTATATGTTTATCAAGCCAATAGCCTTCATATGATCGTAAAATGTTTAGGTAGTAGTTCAATTTCCTAGACCTTCAGAATTTTACCGAGCAGCGGCCAACTTAGCGCCGTTGCGTGCAGGGATGACCCGCTATGATCGAATCAATTAGTCTCTCCAACATCGCCACCTACCGCCCTGACAAATCAGAAATTATTAATCTAAAAAAGATCAACTTCATTTATGGAGCAAATGGAGCGGGGAAGACCACAATCAGTCGGCTTATTGAAAAACCTAGCCTCTCAGTAGACTCTAGTATTACTTGGCTCAGAAATATGCCAGTGCCAGCAATGGTCTATAACAACGACTTCATCACTGCCAACTTCTCAGAATCCAAAGAATTTCAGGGAGTATTTACACTCGGCAAGGCTGAGAAAATTCAGCTCGACCGCCTCAAAGACCTTAAAGATGAAAGAAAGCGCCATGAACAGTTGAGGGCCAAGTTAATCATCTCTCTTGATGGTGAGGATGGAAAACCAGGAAAGCAAGCTGAGTTGGTTTCTTTAGAAGCAAAGTTAGTTGGCCGATGCTGGGAACAGAAAGTAAAGCATGACGAGTATTTCAAGGGTGCATTTACTGGGTTAAGGAATAATAAGGAAGCATTCAAAGCAAGGGTCCTTCAAGAACATGAGAATAACAAATTCACCTCAGTTGATTTGGTTGATCTCAAGGCTAGAGCGGCGGTTTTATATGGCGACCAACCCTCGAGAATAGATCCTGTTCCAACCTTGGATTTATCACGGCTGATAGCATTCGAGAAAAGTTCGATTCTGGTTAAAAAGGTGGTAGGTAAAGACGATGTCAATATATCCGCGATTATTCAGCGGTTAGGTAATAGCGACTGGGTTCGGCAGGGTATGAAATTTCTGGAGCATACGGATGAACAATGTCCGTTCTGTCAGCAGGCTCTGCCCCACGACTTCGATAAGGAACTTTCTGACTACTTCGATGAGACTTTTGAGGCAGATTCGAAGGCGGTCTCCACACTGCGTAATAATTACTTCCAAATTGCTGAGGATCTTTTGGCTCAGGCACATGTTTTGTTAGCTTTGGATTGCACTGAACTGGACAAGGAAAAACTCAATCCTAAGATTCAAGCGCTGGATGCTGTTGTTCTTGTCAATAAAGGGCGGATGGACAATAAAGTTACCACTCCAAGCACTGAGGTATTTCTTGAGGGTCTGGAGGATATTCAGGCAGATATTACTGATATTGTTAATGCGGCGAACGTAAAAATAAACGCACAAAATAGCCTAGTAGCAAGCTTCACTGCTGAGCAGCGCAGGCTCACCGGTGAAGTGTGGAAATATATTGTCGATGTCGAGCTAAAGAATACCTTGATTGATTACACTTCTGAGAAGGATAAGTTACAAAAATCCATTTCGGGTATCACATTGAGCCGGGATAAGGCCACGGAAAGTATTAATGCTACTGACGTCGATATCGATAAGATTGAGGTGGAACTTACTAGTGTAAAACCTACAGTAATTGCTATAAATAAAATTTTGAAGAATTTTGGCTTTCTCAGCTTTTCTCTAGATCCTGCATGTGTAGATAACTCCTATAGAATTATCCGAGCGGATGGGAGGGATGCCAAGAAAACATTGAGCGAGGGCGAGAAGACCTTCGTAACGTTCCTTTATTTCTACCACCTGCTGAGAGGAAGTATTACGACGTCCGGTATCACCACCGATCGGATCGTGGTCATCGATGACCCTGTTTCTAGTCTTGATAGTGATGTGTTGTTTATCGTTAGTAGCTTGATCAAAGAGCTCTTCGCTGAGGTTAGAAAGAGTGGTAGCCATCTTAAACAAGTTGTGGTGCTTACCCATAATGTGCATTTCCATAAAGAGGTCTCGTACGATCAGCGCCGGAAGACCAATACATCTCTTGCAGACGAGACATTTTGGATTGTCCGAAAACCTGATGAGTATTCGGTAATTGAGTTCCATTCAAGTAATCCAATCAGGAATTCTTATCAACTACTCTGGGCGGAGCTGAAAAAAACACCGGTGCCAGTCCTTACGTTGCAGAACACCATGCGACGGATTTTGGAGAACTATTTCAAGATTTTGGGTGGTGTCGATACGTACCATCTGGTAGACAAGTTTGAAGGTATTGAAAAGATACAATGCCAGTCTTTGATGAGTTGGGTGAATGATGGATCGCATTACGCTCCGGATGAGCTCTATGTGGCCATTAGTGACAATATGGCAGCAAGCTATCTGAAAATTTTCTTCAAGATATTCAAAGCGGCACAACATGATGCACATTACAGAATGATGATGGGCGATTCATATGTTGATCTAGATCCTGAGGGGACCTCAGAGCTGCCGGCAATGACAGATGTTGACGAAGAGGGGGACGGTGTACTTGATGATGCCGATGTAGTAGAGGCATCAGCCCCAGTACCGACTGTACTCAAGTCTGAGATTAAGCAGCCCAGATTCGATCAGGATATGCCGTTTTGA